ACGGATTAATTGATAATACTAGGTGTTGTCTGGGGTTTCAGACTTTAGGCCCACACCTGGGTTTTGTGCGCGTAAATCAAGCGCATGGCTACTGAGGGACAATTGCCAACATGTCCAACACGTATGTTGCAGTACCTCGAAAGAAAACATTTAGGAATCAACCTGAACCAATAGTTCGAACAAAGGACTGTCGAGCAAATATGGTAAAGTTTTGATTTCCAAAATGTTTTGTTTCATAACATCTAATTGATTCGGTTCGATGTTATAAATTTTATAAAACTGTTGATAGGTGTCCTGACAAGCGTCATGTTGTTCTCCAACATGAAACTTGTGATCAAAAGACTGGGTTTTCGAACGAACATCTTTCAACAGTTTTATACAGTGGCTGACATAAGTATTGAGAAGTGGTATGTGATGACAGTCCTGAGACATACCCACAAGCACTCCTTTCAACCATGTCCTAGGATCCTTCTGGAAAGACACCGAATATCCCACCTTGGCCATTGCTCTACCTACTTTTGCGCCCCAAACACGTGACGTGCTTGTTCTCCAAAAGTAGCCAGAACAAAATTCGACCAGGTCGGCATCTTTAACAACCTTACTCTTGGCAACTAAGCCAAATCGAGCAAGGGTGTCAACAAACAAGTCCTTGTCAACGTCACCTTTAACTGCGATGACAGAGTCATCACCCATGACGATGATTCGGTACTCAAGAATGAACAACTCTTGCAAAACGTACATCAACGCGGCTGCATTGAGAAACGAATTTCCGCAAGAGGTGTTTGGGTCACCCGAACAACGGGTGCCACGCACTCTATAACTATGTCCGTGGTTCGACTTACCACGAACAACAAGTTGTTGTTCCAGAACACACAGGGCCCAAGGTGGAGCACCCATTCTCTTGTAAACACCTTGTTCTACCAATAGTGCTTCTTGAGAAATGGATGCGTCATAACGTGAATAGTCGGTTTCAATATACGCCGAGAAACCTTGCAACTCACATTCTGACATCCATAAACCTATTGCTTCCGCGTTCATTCCGGACGCATAGGTTATGTCTTCTCCCTTGTTCCATATGCTGGCTAAGTGTTTCCCGAAAGAATACATCCATGGGCCTAACAAAACATTTGCTAGGTCATGGGTTCCTTGAATGACTCTGGGATCGAAGTCGTCTACACCACATGGTGATGATTTGAGCAACTTCTCACGCTTGATAAACGCCTTGCGTATACAAGCCTTCTTCACAGAACCTACGTCGGGACATGATTGAAACTCTTCGTAAGCTCTCAATTGACTACGTTGTCGATTGAGAGGAAATCTAGAGTTCCAAACTTCAAATGCTGTAGACCTGATAACCCGTGTAGGGATCGTGTCTTCCAACAAAGGAACCACTTTCAACCATTCTCCAGGAACAGCACGTCCTTTTGTGTTGAGTGCCCGGTGCAAAATAGCTCTTTCCTCGTTGTTTGGAGAATCAGTAGAAACCACGGGGATGCATGATGCGATGCCAACACCGATCAATTGTGCCCCTTTCTCCCGAATTTTCCTCCAAGCATACGAGTAACGAAAAC